TGTTATATTGATAGTTGTGCCTATCACAGTTTTACTTACATTAGTTCCTATAGTGGTTGTAGAATTTAAAGAGGTAACTTCTGGGGTATTGATACCGACTCCTGTAAAATTACTAGTAGTTCTAACATCGCCTATAGTTACAACGTAGCCTGACTGCTCGTATGTGCTAGTAGCTCCCAAATAGTTTAATGTTTGAGGCGTAATGGATAAAGAAGCTCCTTGACGAAGGCTAATATTGTTGTATCCGATATCTAATACTGGAAGTTTGGCTGTGCCTCTAGGCAAAGTGATCAACTTGTATTTCATGATTTCAGTATCGTCGGGGAACGCCTGTAATACCGGCATTGCCTCTATCGCTTCTCCGTAGAAAGCAGAACCTGATGGATGATTCGGATTGTATAAAGTGTAATCGACTTCATCATCGGACAAAGAAAATTGAGTGATTTGGAAAGAACCGTTGTTCCTTGCCAATAATTCGCGGCCTTTTTTTGTTAGGATTGCATCCACCACGACCGAAGTACTACTTAAATAAGACATATAAAATGGGCTTTAAAAATAAATATTGCTAAATTAGGTTTTGTTGTTTTAATGATTTGATCACGTTACCAGAATTTTCCCTGGAAACTTTATCTATATACTGCGGAAATATTATTCCGTCTGTTGGAATATTATACGTAGAGTTAAATTCTAATATAAGATTAGTTTCGTCAGGAATATGTTTTAAAACTATATATCTAGGGATATTATAGCTTGCAGTATAGTTTGCTGGAGAAATTACCCTATCCACGGTCACATTAATGTAAGGAAATACATCAGATCCTGAAGTTTCAGTAAATACGTTTACAACTCTATATTCATCATTTCTAGTAAATTGACTACTCGTATAATTGAAAAGTCTAATCATATCGTTAGTCTGCAAAGTAAAAGGAAATACTGGTGATTCCATTCCTGGATAGCTGCCTGATTGTATAAATGGAGAAGTATTATAATATGAGGACTGAGTAGCGGATAATCGTATCACATTAATTCCTGAGGCGGATTCATTAAGTCTCCATACGGGGCTTAAATCTACGGAACTCGTAGAATATATGTTATAAGTCGTAGTACCTCCAGAAGTTGTCGTTATGGCTTGAACATTGGTTAAAGTCGGAGCATTATAGTATGTTGGATTTATAAAGAAAAATGCTTTTGCCGTAGAATTTGTGGATGCGGGGCCAACAATTGCGCCTTGTGCTACTGTTAAAGTATATGATTGAGCAGTATAGCCATTTGAGCTACCAACAGAATTAGGCGTAAAAGTAAAAGTTAACCTAAATCTCTGATCGGTTGTACTAGAATTCGTAGTATTAGAAGCCGTAACGTAACAAACATTCTGACTATACAATGTCGAAAATAGTGTTGTTATTGTCCAGTTAGCGGCTAAAAAACCTGCGTTTGTAGGAGTTGTATATGTTTCTTGGCCGGGAGTGGTGGTAGTTCCTGTGGTTAATATAGGACTAGATAAATTATACGTAAGGGTAGACGCTCCTGCAGGGTTGTAAAGAATTGGACTGTATTTGAATCCGCCTTCGTATAGTGTCACTGTTGAATTGTTAGTCAAGTATTGAGCGTCTGGATTTTGAGGATCATAATCGAATAAAGATATATCTACAGACTCACCGGATTTATAAACGTTTTGAGATGCAAATATATTATTATTCTGTTTAGTCAAATCTAATACATTCTGGTTATTATCAAAAATATATTTTATCTGTGCGTTAGATCTTCCTGGTAATTGAATACTGGATGAATAGATATCTATCAAATAAGCGTACTGATATTTTATTTTATCTATTGCAGCGGTACTACCATAAGAATCGTCTCCATAAGTGTATGTGGTATAGGTCGCACTCGTAGTTTTTGATCCGTAGTATCTAGGAATAGTAAAACTTTGTAGCGCGTAATTAGTGTCTTGAAGTTCTGCGTAAGGCACATTGGGATTTGTGAAAGCTGCGTTGTTATTAAATCCGGATGTCTGACCATTTTTTATTGATTGAGTCACAATTCCGTAATTTACAGGAATAGATTGATTAGAGGTGTAGTCCAAATCAAAATACTTTTTAGATCTAACTGAGCCTGAAACGTTTTGATACAGCGCTCCTAAAGATTGTGTTACATAGGACCCAGCGGAGCCAATAAAGTTTTTAGATATTTCGTATTGCTTTGAAAAACTGTTTAAATTAGTAACGGTAATAGTAGATCCACTAAATTCACCAGTATATTTTTCTACTCCTTGAGAAGAGGAAAAAGGTACAATTCCTGCTATCGTTATAATATTGGTCGACCATGCGGTAGACCCAGATATGCTATTTGCAGCAGATCCAGTTATGGTTAATAATTCTATGGATTGACTTAAGTTATTGTCAAAGCTTGAACTCGGTTCGTGTCTTGCATATTTGTTTCTTTCTAATATGTGAGACTTAACAATTATACCAGTAGAAACGTTAGATCTTGCAGGAACAAAATCCTTGATCATTTTAAATACACTATTATTATAGTATTTAATTAATCTAATGTATTCCCAAACGCTATGAGAACCTGTTGTAAATTGAAAAGTAGTTTTTCTTAAAGCGTCCAAAGCTGCGTAAGAACTAGATTGGGCGTATCCAGGGTCTCCAATATATTGATCTATGTTAAAATAACCTAAAGAAGAAGTAACAAACGCATTGATAGAGTTTGCAGGACTAAATCCAACTTCCACATCAGGTATATTAATTCTATTATTGGTGCTATAGTATTGTATTGTAGTTTCTGGAGATAGCAAGGAACTTGATAAAGATACATTAAAGCTTCCTGTTATAATAGATACTTTTTCGTTATTGATGCCGAAAATATCGTCTTTGCTTGCGATAGGATATCCTCCAAATTCGTTTACCGTAAGAATATCGTCTGGAATACCAAAGGTGCTTAATAAAGCTTTTAGACCTCTTTGAGTGCCTCTGGTCTTTAAAAGATACGGTAGATTGTGATATATTCTTTTGTAAATTTCTTTTTGAATAGTATCAGATGCCAAAGTCTGTAAACTGCTAGTTACGTAGTTTGTAATTTTTTCTGATCCAGTTGGAGGTAATAAAGTTCCGTCTTGATTAACTCCAAACAAACTATAATAAACGTTATCAGATACATTTGTATTGGTATATAATTGAGTGCCCAATCCTCTTAAAGCATCTGCAACAAGATCCAGAGATATCCCAGTCTCAGGATTATTGGTAGCGTTGAATCTATTAGACACATCTTTATAGTAGATCCAGATGTTATCAAAGTGCTGACCAATCATATCCAAGAAAGTTAGATAAGGTTGATTGCTATCGTCGTCTATTAGGTATTGAGGCGCTGTATTTCTTAATAAATCCTTATTAGTATAATCGTAAAAAGAAGCAGAGTAAAGCAATGATGCAGTAGTTGGAGTAGTTACGGTATTAACAGTTCCCAACCAGTTGCTAGCTTGAGAAGACGATACAGAATATAGCGCGTAAGGCTTCGTATTTGTTCTTTTTGGCCAAGCGTAACTTCCTGAATTGAAATATAAATAGTATTCGTAAGGATCAAATTTCTCTATTAAATTAGTGATAGAACTTTGTAGAGATCCTATAGAAGAAGACGCTAATTGATTGCTGGTAGATCCTCCAGAGAATAGAGAACTAGAATATATTTGAGTATTGTAACTCTCTATTAATCCTAATTTATAAACAAAATTATTTAATCTCTCTTCTGCAGAGCTAAAGTGAATAAAGTTTTCAAAATTACTATAATCTACATTGATAGCAACAGATTTGTCTTGATAGTAGCTCATCAATTGTTGGAAGGAAGAGCTTACATTACTAGTCAATAGGCTATTATAAGTGTAATAAGGAGTAGTTTGACCTACTTTTTGTTCTACTTTAACTTTAAAATTTGGCCCTCTTAAATTGTTTTGAGAAGCAGGCTCTTCTGATTCTATTTGAATGTCTACGTTAAAACTTACCGACTCTGCTACTTTATTAGTTATCCATAATTGCGTTTTAACATCGTAGTCTATTGGAAGATTTTCGTATAATTTAATTAAAAGATAAGATCCTTCGCTATCAGTTGTGTACGCTACGTTTGTCGCAATGATCAATTCATTGTTTCCAAAGTTAAGATAAAAATCGGTATAGTAATTTTTATTAGCAACGTAAGATTGATATTGACTAAATCCTGCCAAGATATTACTATCGCTTATGGTTTGAGAAGCTAATTTTATTTCCGTTCTAGAATTAGAAATTTCTTTGATCCAATAAAACTTTCCGTATTGAGAATTAAACAAATTGGTTAGGAAGTTGTATTGAATATTTAAAGCTCCTCTATTATAACCTGATTTTTGTAAATCGCTTTTTGGATCTAAAGAAATACTAGAATATAAATTTGTTTGCGGATCCGCAGTTAAATTTGGATAATAATCTAAAGCATTATAATTGGATTGTAATAGTTGACCAGTAATATCGTAAATAAACGATTCAATGTAATCATTGGGATTTCCAAATTGCGCATTTATAAAATTAGAAGTAAGTAATTGTACGTCTTGATCTAAATAAGTTTGCTCTTGTACTCCAGGCCCGTTGTATGTTATATTAACTAATTCCATTATACTATATTGCTTATATTAAGGTATGTTTGACTTAGATCCAAAATTTGTTGTCTTAAAGAATTAATTTCTTCTATCAGCGCTTGCTTCTCAGCGTCTAATACCGAGCCTCCAATATATTGCTGACTTCTTTCAACTAGGTATGTGTGAGAATTTATAGATCCTGATACGGGAATGTCAAAGAATAGTTGATCGTAATAACTAAAAAAATCGCTAACAGTTACAATATTTGCAGTTACAACAGGAGTTGGTGATACTAATTCCGTAAAACTGGTATCAATTGCTTTGTTGTATGTGTTTATTCCGTAAACTTGTTTTATTAAATCAACGTTTGCCATTATCTTATTATTTTAAAGATAGAATTATTGTCTATTTCTATCGATTCACCGTTAGGTAAAACTGTTTTCAACAATAATTTATAGTATCTTTCAGGTTCTAATCCATTCATGTATACATCGAAATAACTGCTTGTGCCGTCACAACTTACCTTTGTATAATTATTGTCAAAATCAACTATTATATCTTCTGCTTTAACGTCTTGTATTGACCAATAAGTCTGTTGAGGTAGAGCTTTATTAGTAATGTACACAGACGCAGTAGTAAAAATTCTAGCGGGATATTTGTCCCTTGCGTTCACTCTAAATCTATATTTCCCTGTGTTAGCTTTGAAACTTCCCACGTTATTATCAAAAGAAGTAACGAACTGATTATTAGATATAATGTTTAGACTTCCAGTTGTATAAGCACTATCGTCCCATTTCATCTCTAAAGTGGGAGGATATATTGTGTGAGTATCTACAGAGAAGAAGTTCAATGAGATATAACTGCCCGAATTGTTTTCTATAGATGAGGGATGCTTAACTATAAATCCGTTGTTATTAATTGATCCACTGAACCACTTGTCTACTATTGAAGTTACGTTCGCATTTAAGTCTTTACTGTCCTTATAAGAAAAAGACTGACTGGCAAAAGACCCTGTCCAGTTTCCTCCGCCTGGAGTTAGATAGTAAGAACTACTTATCCATGCACTTGAAGTTCCAGGAAAATAATTAGGACCTTGCCAAGAGGCTCCATTAATTGTTATCGGATAATCAGAAAATTTACCCGTACCCATTTGCCAAGAAGAAGAAACTGCTCTAATCTCTAAACTATAAGTAGTGCTTAAGTTTTCAGCGTTGGCCAAATATAATTTTAAGCCGGCTTGCCAAGAACCAGTGGCAAATGATTTTATAGTTTGAATATCTTTATCTGTAAAAGAGATTAAGCATCTTCTTAAATCATCGTTTAGAATCTGAGTATCTGTTTGAGGTTCGTATACGTTTGCTGCTACGTTAATTCCATTTTTTACAGATACTTCTAATATCTCGTCTAATCCAGTATTTTGAGTTGGAAATCTAGAATATAGAGTGGTGTCCGCGGTAGGAAATATTTTATATACTGACATTGTTATTTAGTTTAAAAAGATACTACACGACCTTGAATGTCCGAAGTTGGGTATTTTACTTCGAATATTGAAGGGTCTAGTGAAGGATAAATTACGTTGTTTAATGTGCCGGCTGAGATATCGTAACCGTATTGAGAATAGCCATTGGCGACTCCTGATTTGTTCACAATCTCTACTTTTTTGACTGTTTGAACTCCGCTTACTTGATCCAATAAGCTATACGCTTCTGATAAAATAATAGGCTGATTGACTTGCCAATTATCAATGTTGAAATAGTCTTGTAAACTCATTAAACATCTTGCTATAACGTCTTGACCATTAAAATTAGGTCTAATAATAACATCGAAATTACATCCAATATTAATTACATAAGCTCCCTTGATATTTACTGCGTCTGTTAACATTCTATATTCGCTCAACCAATTCTGCACATTTTGCATTAAGGCCGCCGATGGAGCTGCTAAGTTATTATTACTATCAAGACCTAAAATGTACATACTAATTAGCATAGAATCTCTTTCTGCTACATCTGAAGCCATATAATTTTTAAAAGTAGCATCGTCTTTTGTTACGTAGGCTTTACTAACTTTTCCAAATTTAGAAGGCATGCTTAAAGTTCTAGCCAAATAGTCTTCTTGAGTTACCGCTCTTAATTGACTTGGATATTCTGCTGCAATATTCAATCTTAATTGTTCTACTGTATCTCCGTCTCCACCGCCTACCGCAGCATTGGCATTATTGGTAGCTATAGTATTTTGATAGGTTAATTTGTTTCCCGAATTACTTACGCTTGTCGCAATAGGAATTGTTAATTGATTAGACAACGCATTAGAAGCAGCGCCACCACCAACTAGATATTGTACAGTTAAAGTAACTCCTTGAGGAGCTAATCCGTAGGTTTGTGTAGTTACAAAATTTGTAGGATCGTAAGCTGTATTTAGTAAAGTAAGACCATTAGAGTTACCTATGCTTACGCTATTTGGATTTGGAATGATTGCTGAATCCTCTTGAGAATTTATTCCAGCGCCAAATTCAATTTGTAATGAGTTATCCGATTTGAATCTTGTTACGAATCTTCTTGAAACTTGCGACTTTTGAATCATGTAAGGAACCTGATTCGATTGTTGATACAAACTAGGATAATTAGTCGCCGTATTTTGTACAGGATTCAGTATGTAGTCTTGAGCCAAATAAGGAACCTCGTACCACGTGTGATCGTTACTATCGGTAATAGACAGGATATTAATTATATTAGAATCTTGTAAATTAATAGTAGCGAATCTTTG